CGCCGTGCGCGGCTGGCTGGCCGGCCACCGCGCCGGCGTGGTCGTATGCGATGCCCTGGCCGCCGGCACCGTCGCCGACCGCCTCGCGCAGGTCGGCGTCGACGCCATCCGTACCGGGCCGGCGCAAATGGCGCGAGCGTGCGCCGACCTCGTCGACCTCGTCGTCGACCGGCGCCTCGCCCACCGATGCCAACCCGCGGTCGACGACGCCCTCGCCGCCGCCCACCGCCGCCCGCTCGGCGACGGGTGGGCGTGGTCGCGCCGCTCGAGCAGCGCCGAAATCGCGCCCCTCGTCGCGCTGACCCTCGCCGCCTGGGGCGCCCGCACCACGCCGCGCCCGTCGGCCCCGTTCGTCGTCGTCGCCCGATGATCCGACCGGGCCGGCGACGCCGAACTACTACGCGTCCTAGCCTCCCGCGCTGATGCACGCCGACACGACCAGTGACCCGGCTGCCTGATCCGGGTGATGCCCGCATGACCCGCCCGCGCCTCCTCGACCTGTTCTGCGGCGCCGGTGGTGCTGCAATGGGTTACCACCGGGCAGGGTTCGACGTCGTCGGCGTCGACATCAACCCGCAGCCGCACTACCCGTTCGAGTTCCATCAGGGCGACGCGATGACGTGGCCGCTCGACGGGTTCGACGCCATCCACGCCAGCCCGCCATGCCAGGCGTACAGCCAAGCCTCGTTGAGTCAACGCAATGCCGGCAAGCAGTACCCGGACCTCGTCGACGCGACTCGTCAACGGCTGCTCGACGCCGGACTGCCCTACGTCATCGAGAATGTTCCAGGCGCACCAATCCGACCCGACTTCGTTCTGTGCGGATGCCAAGTAGGACTCGAGCTTCGACGAATCCGCTGGTTCGAAGTGAACTGGCCGCATTCCCCGTTTGTGCCCTCGCACAACCACACCGGACCGGTTCTCTCTGTCGTCGGTCACGGCACACCGTCGTGGGTTCGCAAGCAGCTCGGTTACAACCCGTCCATTGCTGACTACAGAGCAGCGATGGGGATCGACTGGATGACACGGGACGAGCTGTCCCAGGCCATCCCGCCGGCCTACACACAGTTCATCGGCGAGCACCTGATCACCTACATCGAGCGGACCTCGAGCTGGCGGGTAGCCCAAGCCAAGGAACAGGCCGACCAGTGACGGCGGAGGCCGTGCTCGAGGTCGTCGTGTTGGCCGGCATGCCCGGCGCCGGCAAGTCAACGTTGGCCCGGCGCCTCGGCCTGGCCGGCCGGGTGGTGCTCAGCTCGGCGCCGATCCGCCACCACAACGCGCTCAGCCGCCTCGTGATGCGCGACCTCGTCGCCGAGGCCGAGGCCGCCCTGGCCGCCGGCCGCTCGGTCGTGGTCGACGCCCCCTCGACCGACCCGCGGTGGCGGGTCGAATGGCTCGCCCTGGCCGCGCGATACAGCGCGCGGCCCCGCCTCGTGATCGTGCACGTCACCCTCGAGGAAGCGCACCGCCGCCAGTTGCGCCGCCCCCGCCGGGCCCGCGTGCCCCTCGAGGCCCTCGAGCGCTACCACGACGCCGTCGGCCGGCTGCTCGACGTGGCCATCGCCGAGGGTTGGGCCCAGGTCACGCTCTACCCCGGTAACCCGGCCGATTCGTGAGTTCACGAAACCCCCCAGGAGGCCCCAGGAGGCCGTAGCCGGGCCCTGATGGCCGGGTTACCGCGGCGCGACGGGTTCGGCCCGCACCGAGCGACTGAGGCCCCTCCCCGGCGCCGATCCTCGCCGTGGCGGCAGGGTTACTGCACGCTCAGGGCCGATGGCCACGATCCGCGCCCAAAACCGGGCCCTGCGGGCCCAGGTCGCGCAGCTCGAGGCGGCCGCCGCCGCCGCCGGCGCCGTCAACGGGTGGCGCACCGTCCGTACGGTGCAGGCCGGCCCGACCGGCGAGGCGTGGACCTGGGCGCCGGTCGTCGACCGCGGCGAGGCGATGCAAGTACCGGTCCTCGCGTTCATTCGCAATCAGCTGGCCGGCGGCATGGCCAGCATGACCCTCGAGCGGGTGCGGGTGGCGCCCGACGGCACCGAAACCGACCTACCGGCCGGGTGGCTCGACGACCCCGACCCCGCGGCCACGATTCCGCTGAGCGTGTTCTGGGCGTGGGTCGTCGACGACCTGTTTTTCGCCGGCGTGTCAACCCTCGTCGTGCTCTCCCGCTACGTCGACGGGTTCCCCGCGTCGCTACGGCGCATCCTGCCCGGCCAGCTGTCCTACGACCCAACCACCCTCGCCTACGGCATGCAGCCGACGGTGCCGCCCGCCTACCTCGGTCAGCAGATCGACCCGGCCGACCTCGTCGTGATCGCCGGCCCCCATGAGGGAATCGTCAACTACGGGTCGGGCGTGATCCGGGCCGCCCTCGACCTCGAGGCGGCCGCCGCCCAGTCGGCCGCCTCACCGGTGCCCAATATGGAACTGCACCAGTCGGCCGGCGAGGCGTTGAACACCGCCGGCGCCCTCGCCCTCGTCGACGACTGGGCCGCCGCCCGCCGGCGCGGCTCGACCGCCTACACGCCGCCCAACATCGAAACGAAGGTGCTCGGCTTTTCGGCCGCCGATCAGCAGCTCGTCGAGGCCCGGCAGTACATGGCCACGCAGCTGGCCCGCCTGGCCGGCGTCAACCCGGTCCTCGTGTCGGCCGCGATGGGCTCGAGCAGCTCGTACGTGTACACGAATCAGCAGGATTACCGGCAGGCATTCCTCGACGACGTGCTCGACGCCTACCTCCGCGCCATCGAAGGGCGCCTTTCGGCGCCCGACGTGACACCCCGCGGTCAGCTCGTCCGATTCGATCGTGACCAGTTCACCCGCATCACGCCGATGCAGCGGGCCCAGGTCATGGTCGGCGCCCTCAAGTCTCTCGCCACACCCGAGCAGGTCGCCCAGGTCGCCGACGCCCTGGGCGTCGACCTACAGGAGGCCCCCGCGTGACGATCCTCACCACGCCGTTGCGTTTGCACCTGGTCGCCGGCGGCCCCACCGTGGCGGCCGACTCCGCCGCCCGCACCATCGCCGGCCTGGCCGCGCCGTGGGAGATTTACGGGCTCGTGTCGACCGGTCAACGGGTCGCGTTTGCCCGCGGCTCGCTCGACCTGGGCCCCCGCACGAAGTTGAACCTCTCCCATAACCCGGATCGGACCGTGGGCGTGCTCCGCTCGAGCAGCGCGGACACGACCGGCGTGGCGGCCGTGTTCTACGTGCCCCCCGGCGTCGACGGCGACCTCGCTCTCGCCGAGGCCGCATCCGGATTACGTGACGGGTTGAGCGTGGCCGTCGACGTGGTCGAGGCCGACGAAACGACCGATGGCCTGTACGTCACCGCCGGCCACGTCCGCCACGTCGCCCTCTTGAGCGAACCCGCGTTCGATGCGGCGCGGGTGACCGACGTGGCCGCCGCCGCCGGCGGCCCGCCCGACGACGACGACCCCGAACCCGAACCCGAACCCGACCAGGAGGTCGACGCCATGCCCACCACTACCGCCGACGCCGTCGACCTCGAGCCGGTCGCCGCCGCCGCCCCGATCCTGACCACCGCGGGCGTCGCCGCCGGCGCCGGCGCGGTGGGCGGCGCCCTCGTGCGCGACCCGTACCCGTACCACGTCCGCCACGAGGCCGGCGGCCCGTCATGGGTTCGTGACGCGTGGGATAGCGAAACGAACCCGTCGAGCGACGGTGCCCGCCGTTGGCGCGCCGCGCTGGCCATGCTGGCCGACCCGGCCACCGTGCGGGCCGGCATGCTGCACCTGGCCGCCGGCCCGGCCGGCGTGAGCGCCGCGATCGGCGACACCGTGACCGACGCCGCCCTCGTGCCGCCCCATCGCCGCCAAGACCTTTTCGTGCCGATCCGCGGCGCAAAGGCCCCCCTGTACACGAGCGTGGCCAAGTACCCGACGCCCGACTTCAACCCGATCCAGGTGCCCCGCACCGCGACCGAAACCGGCCTGGCCGGCACCGCCGCGGATCAGGTGACACCGGTCGCCGCCGGCACGATCACGACCGGGCTCGACACGATCAATCTCACCGAAATCGAAGGTTCCTACCAGTTCTCCCGCCAGTTGATGCTCGGGTCTAATCCGGCGATCGACCGCATCGCCGAAGATGCGATGAACCGGGCGTGGCTCGCCGCGGTCGAAACGATGCTGACAACGTTTTTCACCACCGCGGCCAACTCGACCGCGTTCACCGGCACCTACGCCGACGGCATCGGTTACACGAGCGCGGTGCGCGGCGCGATGTCCGCCCTGGCCGCCTCGACCCTGTACGCCGCCACCGTCGTCATCCCGCCATCGAAGGAATACCAAGCCGCCTCGAACGCCAACGACACGACCGGCCGCCCGTTGCTGCCCTACGGGCCCCAAATCAACTCGGCCGGCGATTCGGGCGCGGGCTACGAACGCCTCACGATCCAGGGCGTGCCGATGCTCCCCTCGCCCTACGAACCGGCCAACAAAACGCTCCTCCTCGACCAAGATGTCGACGCCGCCGTCGCCTGGGTCACGCCCGTGATGAATTTCCGGCTCGACTGGACGCCGTCCGGCACGCTCGGCAACGTCAAGGTGCTGCAGCTCACGAAGTATTCGGGTGTGGGCGCGTGGTCGCAGTACAAGGGCGGGATCGTCGTGATGACGAACACGACGCCGATCACCGCCGAGGCCGCCGGCGGCGCGTTTGAACCTGAGGCCGAACCCGAGGCCGAACCCGAGGCCGAACCCGAGGCCGAGCACGCGGGCCGCGGGAAGCGTTGACCGGGCCGGCCAGCTCGGCCGGCGTGTGGGGCTACGCCGGCGCGCCGATCGGCGCCGATCCGGGCGCCGGCAAATACGCCGCGGACCTCGGCCGCCTCGAGGTCGCCGGCGTCGACGCCTACGGCAACGACCGGGCCGGGTGGCTGGCCGCCGCCGGCGACGGGTGGACCGTGACCGGCCGCCCGCTCGTCGACGCCGACGCGGTGACCGTGTGGACCGTGACCGGGCCCGCCGTCGACCTGGGCGGCGCCTGGCAGCTGCCCGCAAGCTCGGCCGGGCCGATCCCCTCGGCCGGCGACTACGTGCTCGAGGTCGCCGCCACCCCGGCCGCCGCGCCCCTACCGACGACGGGCTGGCCGACCGTCGACGACCTCGCCGCCTACCTGGGCGGCGCCGCCGGCACGTCGGACCCGACCAACGTGCAGGGCGCCCTCGACGCCGCCATCGGCGACGCCATCGTCGAGTGCGGCGTCGACGCCGACACCGGCGCGACCGACTGGGGACAGTTCCGAGCCGTGACCGGCCTGGGCGCGTGGTGGTACCAATCCCGCAACCGGCAGGACTACTCCGGCATGGGTCCCGACGGGTCATGGACGCCGAGCCGGCGCACGTGGCTCGACTTGATCCGCCGAGGCCGGGTGGTCGTGGCGTGACACCCGCCGAGGCCCTCGACGCGGTGGTCGCCGCCCTCGAGGCGGCCGGGCTCGCCGTGGCCAGCCGCGCCGCCGACCTCGCCCCCCCGTGCGCGTACGTGCGCCTCTACCGGGCCGCCGACGGCGGCGCCGTGCTCGAGGTCGACCGGGCTACCACCCTCGCCGTGCACTGGGTACCGGTGCGCGGGCTCGACGACGCCCACGCCGACGCCGCCGGCGTCGAGGCGTGCCTGGGCGCCGTGTCGCCGATCACCGCCGACGTGGTCACCTTTCAGGACACGACCGTCACGATCGGCGACGTGGCGTGGCCCTGCTACCGGGCCGAGGCCGTCTGCTACTAGCGAAAGGAACCGCCGTCATGGCCACGAAAACCGTCAAATTGAAGGGGACGCTCAAGCTCGGCTCGACGACCGGCATGCAGCTCGAGGCCCAAATCTCTCAGATCGGCACGCCGCAAACCGTGAACCGCGATTCGCCGGTCACGGTGCTGACCGGCGACGTGATCCAGGCCCCGGCCACCTACAGCTACGCCCTCTCAGGGACGATGCTGCTCGACCTGCTCGACGCGCAGGGCGTGTACGCCTACGTGCAAGGGCTGATCGGCACCGAACAGCAGTTCGACTTCGAGCCGGCCGGTACCGGTGGGCCGCACTGGACCGGCACCGTGATCGTCGACGGGTTCAACACGGAGGAACTGAACGCCGGCGCCCTGATCGTGTCGAAATTTTCGTGGCCGATCCAAGGCCAACCGACGATCACGCCGCCCGCCGCCCTCGCCGCCGACGCCGAGCCGGCCGCGTGACCGGCGAGGCGCTCGAGGTCAAAGCGACCAACGGCCCCCAGTTCGCGGCCGCCCTTTCGTCGGCGCTCGGCACGATCAGCGACATGACCGGGCCGCTCGGCGCGGCGTCGCCGCTGATCGTGGGCGCCTCCCAGGCCGCCGCGCCTCGCCGCACCGGCAACATGGCCGGTTCGATCACCGCCCGCGCTCAGGGCCGCAACCGGTTACGGGTCACCGTGGCGACGCCGTACGCCGCCGCGATTCACTGGGGGTGGCCGGCGCACGGCATCCGACGCCAACCCTGGATCGTGGCCACGTTCAACCGTGACCAGTCATGGCAGGACCGCATGACCGACCAGGTGCAGTCGGACCTCGACGCAGCGGCCGCGAAGACGTGACCGGCATTCCGCGCACCCCGCTCGTCGTCGTCCTCGAGCCGCCCGCCGGCGACGGCGACACGCCCGCCGTGTACCAGGTCACCCCCGACCAACGCGACCAGGTCATCGCGTTGCGCCTCGTCGGCGGCGACGGGCTCGACGACCCGGCCGGCCAGCTCGTGCTCATCCGCTGCATGGCCTGGGCCGCGTTGCGGCGCCTCGACCGCCTCGACCCGCCCCTGTCGTGGGAGGCGTTCAATGCCGCCGCGATGGATGTCGTCGTGGACGGCGACGGGCCCGTGATGTGGGACCCTACCGAGCCGGCGCCGGCCGGCTGATCGGCATGCTCGCCGTCCGCCTGGGCGTCGCCCCGAGCGTGCTGTGGGCCGAAGACCCCCGCGACCTGGCCACCCTCGTCGACGTGCTCGAGGAACTCGAGGAACTGAGCGACGATGGCTAAAGCCGCGGTGCTCAACGTCGACGTGATCGCCAACGTGCAGAACGCCGTCAATGCGTTCGAGCAGCTGCGCGGCAAAGCCTCGGGATCGGTGGACTTGATGCGCGGCGCCGCGATGGCCGCCGGCGCCGGCATCGCCGCCGAACTCGGCGTGGCCACCAAAGCCGCGATGGATCACGAGCAGCACACCGCCAAGCTGGCCCAGGTCTACAAAACCGCCGGCCTGTCCGGCGAGGACTACCGCAAAGCCCTCGAGCACGTCGAGGCCACCACCCGGCGCACCGGCCAGTCAACCGACGATTCGATCGACGCCTACACGAAGCTCGTCACCGCCACCCACGACAGCGCGCAAGCGAACAAGGAGCTAGCGCTGGCGCAGGACCTGGCCGCCTACAAGGGCACATCCGTGGCCCAGGCCGCCGACGCGATCAACCGGGCGTCGCAGGGCAACACGCGGGCCCTCAAGGCCATGGGAATCGCGACGACCGACGCCGCCGGAAACGCGCTCAGCGCCACCGAGGTACTCGACGCGCTGAGCAAAGCCGTGGCCGGCCAGGCCGACGCGATGGGAGACACCGCGGCCGGCAAGATGGCCCGTTACAAGGAATCGCTCGAGCAGGTCCAGGTCAAGATCGGCGACGCCGTGCTCCCCGCGTTGCAGAAGATGCTCGACCTCGTGCAGCCCCTGTTCGACTGGCTGAGCAAGAACACCGGCGTGCTCAACGTGCTCGTGCCGATCCTGGCCGGCCTGGCCGCCGTGATCGTCACCATCACCACCGTCACCAAGATTTGGACGATCGCCCAAGCCGCGCTCGACGTGGTGCTGAACGCCAACCCGATCAGCCTCATCGTGATCGCGATCGCCGCGCTCGTCGCCGGCGTGATCGTCGCCTACGAAAAAGTCAAGTGGTTCCACGACGCCGTTGACGGCCTGTTCAAGATCATCACCGGTTTAGCGTCGTGGATCATGAACAACTGGCGCCTCGTCGTGGGCGTCATGTTGGGCCCGCTCGGGTTCCTGATCCTCAACTGGCAGAAGGTCGTCGACATCGTGCAGAAGGTGCTCGACGTGCTCGGCAAGATCAAAGACGCCGCCTCGAACGCGATCGGGTGGCTCGGCAAGGTGCCCGGCCTGAGCATGGCCGGCGGCGCCATCTCGTGGGTTGGTGGCCACCTTCCGTTCGGCCTGTCCGCCACCGCGGCGGCGCCGGCCACGTTCGCCCAAATCGTGATCCAGGTCGCGCCCGGCGACGCGTTCCCCGAGGCCGTGTACCGGGCCCTCAAGACCTACCAACGCCGCCACGTCCGCCCCGAGCTAGCCCCGTTTTTCGGGTGACCGATGGCGACGCTCGTATGGGCCGCCGGCAAATGGGCGGTCGACCAGTGGGGCGGCGTCAAGTGGCCGCCGGGCGCCGTGTGGCGTGGCGCGTGGTCATGGTGGTACCAGTCGGCGCAACAGACCCCGACGATCGACCTCACCCCGCTCGTCGTCGACGCCCGTTGGACGACCGACAGTTACACGCTCGGCGACGGCACGTTCCGCGGCGACCTGCAACCCGGCACGCTCGCCCTGCGCCTCTACGACCGCCACGGGGTGCTCAACAACCTTGACAAGCTCGGCATGGTTTGGGCCCAGTTCAACCCGACCGGCCATGCGTGGTGCTGGTTCTTCCGTTCGATCACCGCGCCGCTCGGCCCGCCGACCGACGTGGCCCGTTACGACCGGGTGATCGAAGCCGACACGTGGCCGGCCCGCCTCACCGCGTCCAGCTACAACGCCGGCCGCCCGCTCGAGGCGGTCGACGTGAGGATCGCCAACATCACGAGCCGGATCAACGGCGACGCCGGGCTACGCCTCCCCGTCGTCGCCGGCCAGATCACCCCCGATTCCCACGCCTGCAAAGCGATCGCGCAGAACGCCGACACGACCTGGCCCGGCACGCTGCAGCTGTACCGCGACGCCGCCGCCAACGGCATCGTTTGGCTCGAGGCGCTCCGCCCCAACCCGGCCGCGGCCGGCACCCTCGTCGTGCACTATGACCGTTGGGAATCGGCCGCCTACCGCACGCTTGACCCTGGCCAGGTGATCGCCTCGAGCGCGTGGTCGCAATCGCTCGACAACCTCATCACCCAGGTGAAATGGGTTGGCACCCGGTCGGACGGGTCGACGCAGGACAACGTTTCCAACCTGGGGGGCGGGTGGGGCGCCTACGGCATGGAACCGATCGGCCCGCTGCGGGTGTGGGGCAACATCGCCACCGGCGGCCCCGAACGGGCCGCGATCGACGCCACCGGCCAGGCCGTGCTCGTCGCCTACGGGTCGCCGTCGGCCGCCTACGTCGACACGATCAGCATGCTCAGCGGCGACCGCACCGCGCCCGTCGGCGGCGCCGTGACTGACAAGTGGGACCCTTACGCGATGGTCTACGCGCCCACCGACGTGATCCAGTGGCAACGCGTCGTCGGCAGCCCGCTCGAGCAGTACCGCGTGCGGTCGTCGTCGCACCAGCTGACCGCGACGGCGTGGAACGTGACGCACACCCTCGAAATTTTCGTGGCCCCGACCGCCCTGCCGCCATGAGCGCCACCCGCCGCCTCATCGTGCTCGTCGTGCTCGCCGCCGCCATGCTCGCCCTGGCCATCATCGTTTTCGTCCGCAACCGCGCCCTCGACGACGACCTGCTGGCCACCATCGGCATCCTCGGCGCGCTCGCCGTGCTCGTCACCAACCTGCCCCGGCGCGAGGATGACCTCTAGTGGCCGGCGAGCCGACGACCGAGCAGACCCCCGACGACGCGTTCGACGGGCTCGCGCTGCTCGACCTCGACACGATCCCCCGCACCCTGCGCGACCTCTTGCGTACCCGCCCCAACGTGCTCGAGGCCCTCGCCGCGCTCGGCGAACGCCTCGCCGACGAAGGGCTGGCGTGATGGGCGCCATCTGGCTCAACGGGTCGGGCGTGTACCCGTCGCTCGTCGACGTGGCCCGCGGCGCCGGCCTGACCGTCGACGAGTACCCCGACTGGCAATGGCGCTCGAGGTCGTCGGGCGGGTTCGAGCAGCTGCTCGGCATCGTGTGCCATCACACTGCGTGTCCGCCGTCGAGCACCTACGACGCGTGTCGCAACTACATGGTCACCATGACCGACGGGCCGTGCGCCAACATGCTGCTTTCCCGCCCGGTGCCGGGCCGTGGCGTCGTGTTGTCCGTGCATTGTGGTGGCGCCTCGAATCACGCCGGCAAAGGCGGCCCCTACACGTGCTCGGGCGGGGTGGTGCCGCTCGACTCAGGCAACACGCGCCTCATCGGCATCGAAGTCTGCAACGCCGGCACCGGCGAGGCGTGGCCGGCCGAGCAGCTCGACGCCTACGAACGCCTCGTCGCCGCCCTCGTCGCCGCCTACAACCTCGCCCTCGTCGACGTGATGTTGCACGCCACGTGGGCGCCGTCGCGCAAGATCGACCCGGCCGGCCCTGGGCCGGGTGCCTACTGCCGGGCGCCGGCCGGCACATGGAACCTCGACCAGTGGCGCGACGCCGTCGCCCACGCCGGCACCACCACCGCCCAGGAGGTCGACGACGTGCAATGGCTCTACCGCGATACCCGCTACTCCAACGTTTTCGTTCGTGGCGCCGGGCCGGCCACGCCCGTCACGACCGAGGAACTGCAAGCCGGCGGCGTGGGCAAACTGGGCCCGGTCATCGAAGCGCAGCACGGCCCCACCCTCGAGGCGATATGCGCCCAGGCGTGGGGGTGCACCGCCGACGAGGCGGCCGCCCGTAGGTTGCTCGTGTAGCGCCACCCGCGCCCCACAACGGCGGCCCGGCCCTCGCCCCTAACCTGCTCGGGTGGTGGCGTGAAGCCGGGCCGCTGAGCGTTGCCACCCGGCGGCCGCCGAGATGGGCTCTGACCAGGACCGAGGCGGCCAAAACGTGTCACAGATTTCCGGGGGCCTGCTAGGGCACGAAGCGTCCAAGTAGCCAGTAGACGACGAGCATCCAGGCCGCGAAGACGACGACGGCGACCAGCAGCGCGCTGAACGTGCGGTCGCTCATCGGGCCTGGCCCGCGATCGCGTGCACGCGGGTTACGACGGCGCGAGGATGACGGCCCGCTCGACCCGCCGCTCGGCCGACCGCCCGCCTACCCGGCCCGGCGACGCCCTCGAGCCGCTCGAGCAGCTGCGCGCGGCGACCCCCTGGGGAGAGGATCGCCGCCACCTATCCGGTCGCCGGCCCCACCACGCGCCGTTGGGCCCGAAAACCGCCAGGTTGACATAAGGGAGATTATGAGCGCCTCACCAGGTCGTTCAGTAACCCCCCGCGCCCATCCGGTCGGCGAACCGGTCGGCGTGGTGGCCCGGACCCGGTCCACCGCGCCGCCGGCCCGCTAGGCCACACTCCGCCTGTACCGCAAACAACCGAAGGAGGCCCGCTCAAGATGAGCGATCGCACCGTACCCGAGCCGCCGCCGGCTGACACGCATGACCGGCCGGCCCGCCTCACCGTCGACGAACTGGTCACCCTCGCCGACCTTCTAACCCGGCTGCACGTCGTCGCCGACGAGGCCGACCTCGCCGCCGTCGAGGCCGTGTCACGCCTCGTCAACCGGGCGCTGTTCCGGCGATGGGCGGCCGGCGACGTGCCCCCCGCCGCCACCGATGTCGACACCGGCGGCCGGCTGTGAGCGCGCTCAACCTGTCCGAACTGGCAATGTCCGGCGTTGCTGGCGCCGTCGACATCGACGGCCTGAACCTGCTGACCCTGCCCGCCTGGGCCCGCGACCGGCTCGAAACCCGCCTCAAGCGCCTCATCCGCTCGACCGACCGTGGCATCGCCCCGGTGCGCCTGGCCGCCCTGATCGGCGACGTGTCCGGCCTGCCGCCCCTCGCCCGCGCCGTGTGGCGCTGCTACGTCGACAACCCCGGCACCAAAGACGGCCGCTGGCGCCCGAGCGCCACCGAGGTCGGCGCCCGCATCGGGTGGTCAGAACGGCCCGTCAAGTACGCCAGGGCCGACCTGATCGCCTGGGGGTGGCTCGTGAAGGTCGACGACGGCCGCCGCCACCGGGGCGCCTGGTACGTCGCCGTCGTCCCCCGCGAACTGTCCGCCGGTCAAACCCCGCGCCGGACCGTGCTCGACCAGGCCCGCGGCGCCCGCCCGGCCCGGTTTAGGGGTGCCGATGCGGCACCCCTAGATGGCGTTAGGGGTGCCGATGCGGCACCCCTAGATGGCGTTAGGGGTGCCGATGCGGCACCCCTTAGTAAGCCTGAAGTAGTACAGCCTGAACCGGTAGAGCCTGAACCGACCGACCCCGTTCACGTCACCATCCAGCTCGGCCTCCCCGGCGTCGACGATCTAGCCGGCAACCGGGCGGCCCGCCGGCGAGCAGCCCGAACGCAAGCCAAGCAATGGCGGTCGAGGATGGTGGGCCGATGACACGCGAACCGTGGCCGCCGTTCGTGATCGCCGTCGTCGTGTTCGTCGCCTGGCTGGCCCTGGTCGTGGTCGGGATCGCCGCCCTCGCCGCCGCCGGTCGGTAGCGTCGCGCCCGTGACCCTCACCGCCAACGTGGCCGCCGGCCAAACCGCGATGGATACGTGGGGCAACGAGATTCGTGATCGGTCATGCCAAGTCTTCGCCAGCGCGGCCGAGCGTGACCAGTGGGCCGCGCCGATCGGCGCCCTCGCCGCGGTGGTGACGGGTTCTGAGGCCGTGCTGTACCAACGGCGTAACAACGCCTGGCAGCAGCTGCACGTGTCGGCCCTCACCGTCGACGGCGCCATCGTGGCCGCCGGCGCGCTGCAAGGCACACAGCTCGCCGTAACGCTCGTCAACGGCAACGGGTCGGCCGGCGTCACTGTGCAGCACGCCGCGGTTTCGATCAGCAGCAACGCCGCTAACAAGGCGTGGAACACCGCGCAATGCATCGCCAACGGCGAAGGTGGGTCGGGTACCGGCGGCCGGGTGTGCGTCATCACGAGCGCGGCGCCGGGTTGGCAGATCGGCGCGTTCGCCGCGACGACGCCGTACCTGCTCGACCACAACGGCACGACGCTCGGCACGATCAACTACACGCCGCCCTGCTCGGCCCGCCTCAAGGTCGACATCGCCGACGTGGGCGCCGGCGTGCTCGAACGCATCCGCCGCCTACGCGTCCGAAGGTTCCGCCGCAAAGGCGCGGCCGCCTACATCGACGACGCCGGCGTCGAGGTCGTGCCCGAGCAGCCGCCCGGCCGCCTCGAGGTCGGCCTGGTCGCCGAGGAAACCGACGCCCTACCCGACCTGCTGATCGACGACCCGGTCGCCGCGACCGACGTGGGCCCGCTGCTCGACCAACAAGGGCTCGTGTTCTGGCTGCTCGCCGCGGTGCAAGAACTGGCCGACAAGGTTGACGCCCTAGCGTCGCCCTAACTGGCGCCGCCGCGCGCGTGTTCGCCCCTACCCTGGGCGCCATGACGGCGCGCACGCCGCCGGCCGGGCGGCCCCCAACCTTGTTCGATGACGACCTCGCGCCCGGCGACTGGCTATGCGGGTGCCAACCGGTGCGCGCTAGCGTCGACCACATGGCCCGTCGTGACGACGTGGTGCACGGCACTCGCCCCGGCTACAAGCGCGGCTGTACCTGCTCGGCCTGCTTGGGCGCCGCCGCCGCCTACATGCGCGACTACCGGGCCGGCCACCGTGGCACCAACGCTCACCCGGTGCCGTACACCGGCGTCACCGCCGCCGACCGCAACGCCGCCAAGCGCGCCGCCCGGCGATGACCGACGAGGTCACACCCGGCCAGCTGGCCCGCACCGTGCTCGGCACCGCCGCCGACGACCTCGCCGCCCGCCTCGCCCTTTGGTGCAGCGACGACCTCGAGCAGGCCCGCCGGGTGGCCGACGCCCTCGACACGTTGGCCCGCCGCCTCGACGACCTGATCGACGCCGCCACGCCGTGACCGACAGCGTGCGCGCCGACGTGGCCCGCCGCCTCGCCGCGTTCGCCGACGACCTCAACGCCGCCGGGTTCCGCGTCGACGTGGCGTGGCGCCCGACCTCGAACCGCACCCGCGTCGACGTGCTCGTCACCGTCACCGCCCCCGACCTCGAGCCGGGCCCGCCGGCGCACTGGCTGACCCTGCCCGGCCTGGCCGACTGATGGGACGGCGTGGCGCCCGCCTCAACCGTTACGACCTGGCCGCCTACCGCACCACCCGAGAGGCGTGGGCCCTGCGCCTCGAGGCCGGCGATTACGTGGCGTGCCACCTTTGCGGGCGCCCCATCCTCGAGGGTGCACCCTTTGACCTGGACCACGTGCGGGGTACCGACCGCTTGCACCCGGCCCACCCGGCATGCAACCGGGCCGAGGGTGCACGCCATGGCCAGTCGCTACGACGCCGGGCCCGCCTCGGGTGGGGACAGGGCCGGCGGCGCGGCTCGAGCGACTGAACCGCGCCGCCGGGCGGCCGGGCTGCTCGGCCGAGCCGATCATGCATCGCG